GCTATTCGCTCAAAGAACATTTCTGCTGCGGAAGGAAAAGATCTCTGGGATTCTAATCCAGCAAGCGCTAAGCCAAAGCGTTCTAGAAAGAAGAAAGCGGTTGAGGCTCCAAAGGTTTCAGAACAACTACGCTCATACATTGGAAGCTACTCAAGCATCAATGTTGCAGATCTACCTTCAAACCGTGGACGTACTGGTGGAGCTAAAGAAGGTGCTGGACGTGAGTTTAGTAACTGGCAGAACACACCAGACCGCATTATTCAGCATGACCTAAAGCCTGGTGATATGGTTTCACACCAAACTCACGGCATAGGTAAAGTTGTTCGTATTGTAAATCCTGGTGAATTTATTCCTGGTACTGAAGAGCGCAGCAATGCCGGCCGTATTAAGAAGAATACAGGTCAGAAGTATACAGAGCACCATGCAGAGATTAACTTTGGAAAGGCAGGAGTTCATCGTATGCCTCTTAATGAAAATATCTCTGAGAATCAGCGTCAAGCTGTTGAGGCTGCTAAGCCTGCTACTGTTCCTGGTTTTGGTGGGGACATCAAGACAAGGGGACGTCTAGGCCTTAAGGCAGACAAGCAGCCTATCAAGGCTCAACCATTGATGACAAAGATTGAACCTGGAGATAAGTAAAATGTCTAGGACTGAGATCTTTCTTTCCTACTACCCAAAGGGACAGAAGCAAGCCCCAAACCTTCGTAACCGTGCACGAGAAGCTGCGGTACACTTTGGAGGGCTATCTCCTGATGTTCCAGATGAAAGAGAAGTAATGACTTCGCATCACTACGGTAAATCGTCAGGAAGTAACAACTAATGGCACGCCGAGAACCAGTATCAGGTCTACGAAAGCTTGTTTCCGAGTCACCATTTGCATGGAACGAATACCGTTACGGCCATGATTGGAATTGCCCAAAATGTGGCGAACAAGTATTTAGTTCTAACTACAAGGGCAGATTAAAGCTGTCTCAGCTTGCGGCAGAAACTAATACTAGAGGTATTACTAAAAAAGCGCAAGACCACCTTGTACGCGGGTGTGCGCCTGAACCACGACTAGCAGAGCGTAAAGATTTGGATAACTAATGAGTACAAAGTATTGCAAGAAGTGTAACCATGAGATGGATTCTACAGTGTGCGTATCTAACCTGTGTAAATGTGTATGTGATATTTATGGGGCAGCATAATGGCAAAAACAGCTGCATGGCAACGTAAAGAAGGTCAGAACCCTAATGGCGGATTAAACGCCAAAGGCAGAGCTTCTGCTAAAAAAGAAGGTCATAACTTAAAGCCGCCTGTTAAAAAGGAAGAAGCAGCTAAGTCTAAGAAGTCTGCTGCTCGTCGTAAGTCCTACTGTGCACGCTCCGCAGGACAAGCTAAGATGTTCCCTAAAGCAGCTAAAGATCCAGATAGTCGTTTGAATAAAGCAAGAAGGGCATGGGACTGCTAATGGCTGAAAATCCATGTTGGAAAGGCTACGTACAGGTTGGTATGAAAACCAAGAATGGAACAAAGGTTCCTAACTGCGTACCTGAAGGTTCCGGCAAGAAAAAAGTTGCTAAGCCTACAAAGAAAAAGGGCAAATAATGACTACTAAGAAAAAAGAAGTAGCTAAGGGTAAAGAGTACAAAGGCTCTGCTGCTAACGGTGGTCGTAAGATTATCGTAGAACACTATAAAGATAAGTCAGGTAAGTGGCATACTACCTCTAAGAACGCTGCTCGTGCTAAGTACGAAAAGAAGCACGGAAAGCTAGCTAGAGGCACAGACGTAGATCACAAGAACAATAATCATGATGATGATAGTGCAAGCAATTTACGCCCCCTAAGTCACGGCAAGAATACTGCCAAAGAGAATAAGCGCAGAGCTGGAAAGAAGAGCAAATAATGGGACAGTTTGATAGCATAGGGTTAAAACCAATAGCTCAGATAGGTTTAAGTGAAAGTGACCGTGGAAGAGGGTTGCCTGAGCGTGATCGAGAAGATCGCCCTGGTACAACATATGTAGCCAAGAAAAAAGATAAGCCTAAGACTGCAGCTGCTGGTGGTGGGATGAAACCACCTAAGAATCCTCCAAAGGGTCCAACAGGACCTAAGAAACCTTATAAGGGTAACGATAACAATAGTAGTAACAAAAAAAATGGATACCTAGATAAAGGTAAAAAATAAATGAAGATGCGTAAACTTGCACAAGTAGCTGGAGCAGTATCTGATATTGCAAAGTCTGATAACCCTGCAGCAGCAGCTGGAAACTTAGCTGCTGGCGCAGCATCTGTCGCACACCCTATTGTTGGAACTATGGCGGCACCCTTAATTAGAAAGGGAGTTACTGCTGTAGTACAAAAAGGAATTGACACGGCTAAAGATCCAGAAGTTCAAGCTAAGGCTAGAGAAATAGGGACTGAAGTACAATCTAAAGCCAGAGAAGTTGGCGGAGAAGTAAAGAAGCGTGGAAGAACCGCTATTAAAGGATTAGCTAGTAGAGCTGCAGAGTTACATATAGGCAGATCAGAGTAATAAAAAAGGCCCCAGTTACGGGGCCTTTTCTATTTACTTAGGAAAGTCATCAAGCCAGATTGTTATGGCTGGCTCAGCAGATGTTCCGTCGTATGCGTTTGGTCCTAATCCCCAGGACCCAAAGTCTTTTCCACGATTTGTCATGTAAAAGGCCGCTTGGGCATTTGTTACTGGATCTAAGAGTTCAGCATCATGTTTAATACCAAATTTTTCTCTTCGGTCAGCCCCTAGACTTCCCAGCATATTGATCTGGAATAGTCCGTAGGAGTTGTCACCTGTTGAGGACGTTTTATTATGGGAACCTGAGTTGCCCCTAGACTCTCGCATAACGATTGCCCAGGCTAGCTTTTGGGAGTAACCCTTGAAGCCAACCAGTTCAAGCATGTCTGCTAGGTCCGTAGGACTGAACTTAGTAATTTCCCGATACTTATCTAGAGGATCAACTATCACTTCGACAGTGCTCACAGTGGGCGTATCAACCCGGTTATATACCGCGTAGGCTTGATTTGTAGTAACTATCGTTAGCATTGCTGCCATCAGGGTTACTTTTGCCTTTAATACAGTCTCTTCATTAAATTTCACACTATCTCCTAGGCTAGAAGGCCAACCCGAATCTCTTATCATCTGTCACCTGATAAAAAATAGCCTGGCGTCTGTCTGCCAAGCTAGTTGCAACCCTTTTGTTTCGTTGTTAGTGTTGGGGGTTTTACTCCCCTATTCAATATTCTACCAGTAAATACAGGGCACATGCAACATAGAGTCTGATATGATATACGTCTGTACAGATCACTTAAAGGAGCCAAAAATGGCAAAATGTTTAAATTGCGACGATAACGCGGTGTTTTTAGTAAAGAATCAGGGAACACTTGAGCAGGAGTTCTGTGATGCACATCTCCCTAAGATGTACAACAAGCTGCGCTTACCTAACATTGTTGAGCGTCTAGACGCTGCGCCTACTCCTTACGAAAAGCTGCGTGAAGAAAAAGAAGCAGAAGTTGTAGCAGTTCGTGAAAAGACGAAGGCTAAAAAGAAAGCAGAAACTGAAGCAGCAGAAGCTGTAGTAACACCGGTTGAAGAAGTGCCGGTTGAAGAAACACCAGCTGAATAATGAGAGTTACGAGGGTAATAACAAAGCAAGGACATCCAGTGCCAAAGACTGCTGGATTTGCTAAAGGACCGTTTCCACCGGAGATCTATGCTCCAACTGAAATTATTGTGGATTACCAACCTTTAGACGAGGATACTCCTGTTGGAGGCACAGCGCAGAACAACTTTGCGGAGCTGCGTGAATTTAGGTGTAGACTATGTGGTGAGATTATGTTTGAGCATAAAACAGCCGACCATACATGTGAGGGCGATTTAGATGGCGACGACGCGTGATGTAGGTAACTTTTACTGGCACACTATGGTGTATCCGGTAAAACCACCTGTTATACTCGATAAAGCAGAGACACAAGAAATTGATGGAAAATACAGAGGTGGAAAAGGTTGGGCCATTCGTCTTCCCTTTACCAGGCTAGCAATTGTTGTAGGAAAGTGGACAGCCACTTTTAGTGAGAGCATGGCTCTAACAAGAGCTATCAATGGACGAGCTATCGAAGAAGATTCGTTTGATTGGGATACAGTAAGATACGGGGCAGAAGATGAAGATATTTAAAAGTAAAGAAGCTCGTGAGCTAACAAAGATTGAGCGAAGAGTGGCAAGCATGCCTACTTCTGAACTTCTTGGTTGGACAGATCAAATTATGTTCACAGTGGGCCGTAACTTATCGGCTTGGATGAAAAGTCAAAATGAGCACACACTAGAAGAAGCTCGTGTTGGAGCTGAAGCGCTCCACGCTATTCTGGATACTTTGAGTAAGAGAGCGGTTAAGTGAGGGATTTAGAGGACGACCTAGAAGAGTTTGATGCCGAAGATGAGCTTGATGCTGAAGAGATTGGTTTAGAAGAGCCTGAAGCGGAACTCTCGGAACTCTCAAAAGAATTTGTAAAAGTCCTCGTAGATAAGATCATGCAGTTTATGGTTCTACTAGTAGGGCACGAACTGCACCCGTACCAGCAGCCTCTAGCACGACGTGTTATTGAATCTATTATCATTAATGATGGTGAAGAAGTAACAGCCTTAGCCTCACGTCAGTCAGGTAAGTCAGAGACTATTGCTAATACCGTAGCTACTCTTATGGTAATCCTTCCCCGCCTTGCAATAATGTACCCAGACCTTTTGGGTAAGTTTGGTGATGGTATCTGGGTAGGTATGTTTGCCCCAGTTCAAAACCAGGTAGAAACCCTATACGGCCGCACAGTTTCTCGTTTAACCAGTGAGCGTGCTATGGAAGTGTTTGGAGATCCAGAGATCGACGATATTCCTACAAAGACCCCAGGTGTAACTAAGAACATTAAGCTTAAGAGATCTGGCTCCACTCTTATGATGATGACAGCTAACCCACGAGCTAAGATCGAATCTAAGTCTTTCCACTTAATTATCATTGATGAGTGCCAAGAAGCTGACGACTTCGTGGTTTCAAAATCTATCGCGCCTATGGGTGCGTACTATAACGCCACTATTGTAAAGACTGGCACACCTACTACCCACAAGAACAACTTCTACCGAGCTATCCAGCTAAACAAGCGTAGACAGATGGGTGCACGAGCTAAGCAGAATCACTTCCAGTGGGACTGGAAAGACGTGGCTAAAGTTCAAACTAACTATGAAAAGTTTATTAAGAAAGAGATGCTCCGAATTGGAGAAGACTCAGATGAGTTCCAGCTCTCGTACAACTGCAAATGGTTGTTGGAGAGAGGTATGTTCATTACATCTTCAATCATGGACGATCTTGGAGACACATCACAAGAACTTGTAAAGAGTCACTTTAGATCTCCTGTAGTTGTTGGAGTTGATCCAGCACGCAAGATGGACTCAACAGTCGTAACTGTTGTGTGGGTAGACTGGGATAGACCTGATGAGTTTGGTTACTATGACCATAGAGTACTCAATTGGTTAGAAATTCAGGGGGATGACTGGGAAGAACAATATTTCCAGATCCAACAGTTCTTATCTAACTATGACGTACTAGCTATTGGTGTAGACGCCAACGGTGTTGGTGATGCTGTAGCTCAACGTTTAAAGATTCTTATGCCAAGAGCAGAAGTAATTTCGGTTACCTCTAGCCCTAGTGAGCAGTCAAAGCGTTGGAAACACCTACAGGCTTTGATCCAGCGTCAGATGGTCTCGTGGCCTGCCCACGCTAAGACCAGACGGTTGCGTATTTGGAAGAAGTTCTACCAACAGATGACAGATGCTGAGGTACAGTACAAGGGGCCTAACTTCCTAGTAGCTGCCCCTGATGAAGCCCACGCACATGACGATTTCGTGGATTCTTTAGCCCTGGCTTGTTCTTTGACCCAGGAAATGGTTATGCCTACTATTGAAGTCAGTGCCAGTCCTTTCTTTTAATTATTATCTTTAATGTGACAAAACGCCGCGTACGCGACAGAATTATCCCGAGGACCTCAATCCCAACCCTATAGGAGAATAAACAATGGCAATGGAAAATATTGCACCAACACCTCAGTTCCCTGAGCGTGTAGGCTCAAGCTATGAACGCAAGTTCAGCCCAGCAGCACCAGGCCTTCGTGGCCCACTTCGTTTCGAAGAAGGTATTGCAACAGATACAGACGTTCCAAATGATTTCCAACTCGGCTTGGATCAGGGTTACGACACACCAAACGGTCGTCCTAACCACAACATGAACGTAATGGAAAAATATGCAGAAGAGACAATGAAAGAGCGTGCTCACGTTGGATCTGCTTCATGGGTCGAAGCACCTACATATCTTGGCGAATTTTCACAAGGTAACTTCGGTGATCACTCTGAAGTTGTTATTGAAGAAGTTATCCGTTCAGGTGCCCGTTACGGTCGCATGAACCCTGCTTCAGTCAACGACTAATTACTGTATACTAATGTTGTCCCCGGCCGCAAGGCCGGGGATAATACAGGGGAGAACCATGGCGAATGTTCGCAAGTACCTAAAGTCATACGAGGCTGTTAAGGATCAAGCTGCGGCTAGATATCCTAAGCATCGTGGTAAAGGTACATCGCCACAAGCTAATAAAATTATTAGCCGGCAGTGGGCCCTTGTTGGTGGTAACGAACCTCAGAGTTTAAAAGAGGCTGATCCAAAAGATGTTGATTGGAAAAAAGTAAAAGAAGATCGACAAAAAGAAAAAGTAGCACGCAGAAAGCGTGAGACGAAGAAAAAAGGATTCGTAGTTTGAGGGCAAACATGATGGGAAATAACTAATGGCCGGTGGTATTGATTTCAGCCCTCCGTCGTATAGAGCGTCGTCGAGTGATTTAACAATCTCCATTTCTCCACTTGGTCTTGTAGAACTAGCGGATGAAGAGTTTGAAGTACATGGGCCACGCCTAAATCGTTATTCACTTAACTGGGCAATGTATCTTGGTCACCACTGGTCTTATCGCCGTGAAATTGGCGAATCACAGATGGTGTACAACTACTATCGCGCATTCACAGATTTTATTATTAACTTTACATTTAGTCGCGGAGTACAGTTCCGCAGCCCAGTAGCCACAGAAGCTATCATCCCAGACATCCTAAAACGTGTGTGGGAAATTGATAACGACAAGCGTGGAGTACTATGGGAGATGGGCCAGCAAGGCGGAGTATCAGGCGATTGTTTTGTCAAGGTAGCCTATGAAGAAGCCTACGCAGACTCAATTGGCCAGGTTCACCCAGGACGCGTACGCATCCTCCCACTAAATGCTTCTTTTTGTTTTCCAGAGTTCCACCCGCATGACCGTTCTCGCCTAATTCGTTTTAAACTCAAGTACCGCTTTTGGGGAACTTCAGTTGAGGGAACACGCCAAGTATATACTTACACCGAAATCTTGACTGATGATCGTATCGAAGAATACATTAACGACGAGCTTATTGACTCTCGTCCAAATCCAATTGGCGTTGTTCCAGTCATTCATATTCCTAACGTACGTGTTTCAGGATCCCCATGGGGCCTTTCTGATTGCCACGACGTTATTACACTAAACCGTGCATATAATGAAACAGCTACAGATGTAGCTGACATCATTAACTACCATGCTGCCCCCGTAACAGTTATTACAGGTGCTAAGGCATCTTCCCTAGAAAAGGGCCCTAAGAAGGTTTGGGGCGGTCTTCCTAAGGATGCCCAGGTATTTAACCTAGAAGGCGGCGGACAGGGCTTACAAGGCGCTCTAGAGTACTTAAAGGTACTCAAGACAGCCATGCACGAGATGATTGGCGTACCTGAGACCGCACTAGGTCAAGTACAACCTATCTCTAACACCTCAGGTGTTGCACTTGCTATTCAATACCAGCCTTTGATGAATCGCTACCAACAGAAGCTTGTCCAGTACGGTGAGGGTTTAGAACGCGTTAACGAACTTGTGCTTCGCACTTTGGCATTTAAAGAGCCGGAGATGTTTACTTACAACCCTATGTTTAACGGCCCAATTAAGCCAAATCAGTTGGATCAGCTAGATTTAGCTAGCCCGTTAACCTATAAGACTATTGTTCACTTCCCACAACCACTTCCTCTAGATAAGCTCATTGTTCTTAATGAAATCCAGATGAAGATGCAGCTTAACCTAGAAAGCCGTGAAGGCGCTCTTCGTCAGCTTGGTGAGGAATTCCCAGCAGAGAAGCTCGAAGAAATTCGTGCAGAGCTTATCGAGGATGCTAAGGCAGATGGAGCAGTTGCTCTTATCAAGCAGCAGATTAACTCCGCTATTACATCACTCACAGGCATGATGCCAGATG